GCGATCGGACATGCGCTGCGCCAGCACCGCATCAAAGGGCACGAGTTCGGTGTAGATCTCCATGGTGTCGGCGTTGATCGCCGTGAAGAGCGCCGGGTGCTCGTGCAACTCCAGGTAAGCCTGATAGAGCACCACCTGGGCGTGGTAGATCGGCTTGGCAATCGCTAGCTTGTGCTTCTCCAGCTCGCGCCAGGATTTGTTGCCCAGGCACTTGCACTCCCAAAGCGCGGGGTACATAAAGCCCTCAGGCCCAGCAACGATGACACCGTCGACATGTCCCTTGAGTCGTCCGCCAGCCGCCGAGAAGCCGAACTGCTCACCATCCGCCTTGCGGGTGCGCAGATCAAACCCGGCCTCGCGCAGCCACATGACCATGCAGTCCTCCATCACGTGCCCGCGCTCGAAGATGCGCAAGATGCGTCCGGAGGTGTCACGGCCAGGATCGACCGGGGCCTTGGCGAACTCGTACTGAAGTGCTCGCTCGCACGAGGCCCCCAGCCGGGATGCACCGAGGTACTGCCGGGGCGTTTGTTTGGCGCGCTGTCGCTGCATGCCAGCGTCGAGTAACGCCTCCAACTGGCCAGAGACACTCGCCGAGGAGTTGAAGTCGATCATGACTTTCTCCCCTTCGCCGGTTGCGGGTGTGACGTTTTTGCCTTCGGCTCTTCCCAAGGCAAGTCGTCCTCGAGATCCGCGAACGGGTTGGCCAACGGATCTGGCGTCGGTGGCATGCCACGCACCGGCGGAAACTTGGTGGCTTCATGGTGCGCCGCCATGGCGTCCGTGTAGCAGGTGACGATTGCATCAATCACACGCAAGGCTTCGGCCTCTGCGTAATCACCCAGCGGCTTGGCAAAGCCAATCTCGCCAGCCGCTTCGCCAAAGGCCTTGAGGCATTGGCGCATCGCAGCGCGTTCAACATCAGAAGCATTGATCATCTCGACCTCCTGGTTGAACTTGTGCGCATGGACCCAGTTGCCGTACATGGAGTGGAACGCGTCCTGGCAGCGATGGGAACAGAACACCCAGTCGATGGGATAGCGCCGGGGGTTGCCGGTTCCATACCGGTTGTCGGTATGGCCGTACCCCCGGGCCTGTCGTGAGCAGACCCAGCATTTCATTCCCCCCTCACTGTGCCCAGGCCGGCTTGCCGGACACTGCGGGGCGCCCAGCCGCTGCGGGTGGGACTGCGGTTGGGACCGTGGCTGAATGTCCGGTCGGGGCTGCGGTTGGGGTCCCAGCCGTACGGTTGGGGATGAACCCTGCGCCAGCTATCAGGGCCGCATACTCGGGCTCGCCCGGCTCGACGGCCATCTTGACGACGTTCTTGGCTTCTCCGCGACCGTCCTTTTCTACATCGATGCGGGCCACGAACTCCAGGCCATCGAGCTCGTGGAAGCCCTGGATACGACGGGCGGCGGCGGCCTGCGGGGTGTTGTCGTCGGGACGGACGTTGCGAGCCGAGTTCAAAGCTGCGCGCACAAAGGTGCGACCCATGTTGCCCCAGGTGGGGCCCTTGGGGCTTTGCAGTCCGATGTTGGACCACAGCTTACGTTTGGCAAATTCGCCTTCGAGCACCACAAATTCGGCAGCCAGAAAGATGCTGCCGGTCTCGAAGCTTTGGGTGGCATAACCGCCCATCCAGCCTTGGTTGGGGTCGTCGTAGCCACCGGGTTTGATGGTCATTCGGACCTTGGCCACAGTGCCTTTAGGGATGAGGTCGAAGGATTGCTGCTGTTCAGCGTCGTTGAAATCGTTCCATGCGGACATGAGTTACTCCTGATTGAATTGAAATTGGGGTTGGGTCGCCTGGGTGGCCGTGGCGCACTTGTCGATGAGCGCGCGCAGGTTGGGCGGCTCTTGCAGATCCAACTGGCCAGATCGGTCCTTGGCGGGGTAGCCGTGGGGGTTGAGCGTGTGGGTGATGAAGGCGCGGTAAGACGTGCCGTCCTCGGCCTTGATCTCGGCAAGAGTCACCACCTCATCCACGATACCGGGCAGCTCAGCGGCTGTCTTGGCACCCTCGATCTGCGGCACGAACACCTTGCGGTTGAAGTCATCGAGCTTCTCGTCCAGGATGGCGACGAACACGACATGCTTGCCCCGGGCATGCTGCAGGTGGGTCAGTGCAGTGAGCATTTCCTGGCCCAGCAGGCCGTAGGCCCCGCGGGTGTCGGGCTTGCCGGTGCGCTCAGACATGGCCTGCGGCTGGACCTTGGCCCAGATCAGTGCCAGGCGAGCCAACACCGTGATGCTGTCGACGAAATAGGTGTCGTACTTGGCCAGTTGGGCTGGGTCACCGTAGCGCTCACACACATGGTCGAAGTGAGCCTGTGAGTACGGGGCGTCAGCAGGCAGTGCCGGGTTGGGGCCAGCCAGGAACACCACCAGGTCGCGGAACTCTGGCCAGGTTTGCGGCCGCAGGGTGTCGCCCTGCCAGTCACGCACGGCCAAATCGCCTGCCTCAAGGTCGACGAACAGCGTTCGGTCCTCGGGCAGAGTCTTGAGCTGGGTGGTTTTGCCGATGCCAGACTTGCCCAGCAGCACCAGCTTGACGCCGCTTTTTTCTGCGAGGCGAGTAGACGCGGAGATGATTGGCAATGCCATCACACACCTCCTTCGTCACGGCTGAGCTCGAACGTGGCCTTGCCTGCCTCGACCGTGCGGGCATCGGCGAATTGCTGCTGCAATGAGGGGGGCCAGTTCGTGTACCGGGATTCAGGTACCGACAACTTGACGTCGAGGTAGCTCTCAACGGCTTCGCCAGAGGCGACGATGCGCTCGGCGATGGTCTTGAGTTTCTTCTGATCCCAGGAGACTTTCTTGGGCAGATCGAACTTCACGTGCAAGCCATCAGTTTTGACGTGCGCGGTTCCGAAATCACGCCCAGAGGCGTTGAGGCTCTCGCGACCTTGCGCACCGAAGCGTTGGTCCAGAGCACCATCCAGTTTTGTGCGAGCCGCTTTGAGCCAGGCAATGGCCTGATCCAAATTGGTATCGACCTCCACCAGTTGCTGCGCAGGTAGGTTGGCCAGTTGGGAAACAGACATCTCAGCAATGTCGGCAGGGAAAATGGACAAGTCGTTCATCTCTGTCCTCCCTTCAGGCCGTCGCGCGCTCGGACGTCGAAACGTGCAGAGCGTTGTGTTCGAAATCGAATACGCCTTCGAGCGGGTAGCTCACGCGTTTAGACAATTTCAGGTACTTGGGGCCACGACCTTCACAGCGCCAGCGTTGAAGCGTTTTGGGGCTGATGCCCCAGCGCTGGGCCAGTTCGTTTTCGTTGAGCACCCGGCGATCTCCGGGTGACAGGGTGTTGATCGCCTCTTGGGTCGATCGGGTGAGTGCGGTTGCCGTTGCTGGCATGAAATACTCCTTTGACGTTGTTGAGGAACAGGTGTCATTGGAGATTTCGGGTGGCGAACATACGAGGGACCAATTGGCGAACCATGCGAAAACTTCTGGTTCGCCAATGCCCTGCCACAAATGAAAACAGCGAGCACTTGGCTCGCCGCTGGGGAAGTTGCCTGATGTTTAGGCAGTTAGTTGCTGTTGTCCGGATGTTCTTTGACGGACACGGTCAGGTATGTCGCCGTCCGACCCAAAGCAGTCGATAGTTGAGGTACATGGCCTCTGTGACACCAGTTGTACATGAACTGCTGATTTGTCTCGGCAAGCATCCTTTTTTGTGAAGTTGGGGACTTGAAACTGAGCCCCCACCGTCAACA